GGCGAAAGCCATTGAGCGTTATTCGTTCGGTTGCTCGAACTTCCGCGCAGGCTGGGGTTCACAGGGCGCTTCCTAATCGGACTCAGGGGGTGGCATCCGTCACCCCCTAACTATGGAGAAAATTCATGACTCACTTCTCTGATGGTGTTCGGGCAGGTAGGAACTTTGCTAATAACGGTACGGCTTCGGAACCGGGCGTTTTCATGTCGCCGATCAATGTTTATAACGTGGTACCTGTGGCTTTGGACGCAGATGGTATCTGCGCTCAGCAAACATTGGCAGCAGCTGGTAACGCGCTTATAAACGGCGCTTTGGCATCTGGTGGCACTGTTACCCTTGACGTTCCTCGCAACGTCATTGTTGACGCTGCTGGTGCGGCCACGGCTGTTCTGACGGTTACTGGCACAGACGTTTATGGCATTCCGATGTCGGAAGCCATTACGTTGAATGGCACGACTGCTGTTGCTGGCAAGAAGGCATTTAAGACAATCACCAGCGTTGCGGCATCCGCTGCAGCAACCGACTTCTTTGTCGGTACAGGTGACGTGTTCGGCCTTCCTATCCGTGCGAACGCCCGCAACTACGTTCTGACTGCTTGGGGTTCTGCATTCGTAACAACCGGCACATTCACTGGCGCTGATGCGACTACAGCAACAACCACAACTGGCGACGTTCGCGGCACTTTTGCTCCTGCTGACGCTGCCGACGCTTCTAAGCGGCTGACGCTTTGGGTATTCGTCCTTGACGACGATACTCAGACCGGCCTCTATGGCGTTGCTCAAGCCTAATGATTGGGGCGGCCTTCGGGTCGCCCTAGTTACATGGAGATTGTAATGCGGGCGAAGAAAGACTTTCAGTTCAAGGCTAAGCACAAGAACCCAAAGGGCGGCCTAAATGAAGCTGGCCGTAAGGCGTATAATGCAGCCACTGGATCAAACTTGAAGCGCCCACAGCCGGAAGGTGGGAAGCGCAGAGACAGTTACTGTGCGCGCTCCGCTGGGCAAATGAAGATGTTTCCTGAAGCGGCCAAAGATCCGAAATCACGGCTTCGTCTGGCCCGTAAAGCGTGGAATTGCTAATATGCGTGGAAAAAAGAATTGGATTGCCGAAGCTGTTAAAAAGCCCGGCGCACTTCGTAAAGCGCTTGGCGCTAAAGCTGGCAAGCCGATCCCTGCCGGGAAGCTGGAGGCAGCCGCTAAGAAGCCCGGCAAAATGGGCCAACGTGCCCGTCTCGCTATGACCCTGAAAGGCATGAAATAATGGCTGATGCAGTAACGACACAAGTCATGGTTGATAACCAGACAACAGCAGTTATCCTGTTCACAAACATTTCAGATGGTACGGGTGAATCGCTTGTGACCAAAGTTAATGTTGCTAACCTTGCAGCCAACGCCACTGGCCAAGCCTGCACCGGAGTTAGCGTACAGAAGATCCACACATCCTGTCACGGTCTTGAAGTCAGAATGTTTTGGGATGCAACTTCAGATGTGGTCTTTTTTGCCACTGCTCAGAATAATCAATACAGCTTTGATTTTTCAAATTTCGGTGGCCTCGTTAATAGCTCTGGTGCTGGAAAAACAGGCAACATTCTATTTAGCACGGCGGATCAAAGCGCCGGAGACACCTACACCATCATCCTTGAGATGACGAAATATTATAACTAATAGGAGTTAATCATGATCCTTCGTCGCTACACAAACGCCAATGGTGATCAGCAGGAAATCTGCCTTTCTCAAGAAGATTGGGAAAAGGTAACTGAAGAATCGCTTGAAATAATGCTCGGCTTCAAGAAGGCTCCTGAGCCTGTTGCTGAAGCGCCCGCCGTTGTTGAAGAGGCTCCGGCAGCTGAGGAGACTCCTGCTGTTGAAGAAGCGCCCGCTGCCGTCGAAGAAGCGCCCGCTGCTGAAGAAGCTCCGGTTGCTGAAGAGGCCCCGGCTAAGAAGAAGAAGTAATGCGCGGGCGTAAAGAGTCGCGTGTAAATGAGGCTGGCAACTACACGAAGCCAGATCTCCGCAAGCGTCTTTTTAACAGCATTAAGTCTCGCGAGACTCAGGGCACTAAGGCAGGCCAATGGTCAGCCCGGAAGGCCCAGCTTCTAGCTAAGTCCTACAAAGCCAAAGGCGGCGGTTATGCCGATTAGAAAATCACAGCAATCCCTCAAGGACTGGACTGAGCAGAAGTGGACCACCAAGTCCGGCAAGCCATCCAGCAAGACGGGTGAACGGTATCTCCCCAAGGATGCCATTAAATCGCTGACGCCGGCTGAATATGCTGCTACAACTAAAGCCAAGCGCGAAGGAAAAAAGGCTGGAAAGCAATTTGTGGCCCAGCCAAAATCCATCGCTAAGAAAACGGCGAGGTTCAGATGAGCAGTAGCGGACAATACACATTCGGTGATACCGAACAGATTGACATCATCACCGAAGCGTATGAGCGCGTCGGTCGTAATCCCGCATCTCTGGCATCGAATGACATTGATAGTGCGCGCCGATCCATCAACTACATGTTTTCGGACTGGGCAAACAATGGGCCTAACCTGTGGGCTGTTGATCTGCAGAGTATCGTTCTGACGCCCGGTACGCTTTATTACGACCTAGAGCCGCGCACTGTGTCTATCCTTCAGGTCTATACGCGCACCATGTCAGGCGCTCAGGCTACAGACCTCATGATGTCGCCGATCAGCCGTGCTGAATACGACGCAATCCCGAACAAGGCGCAGCTCGGTCAGCGCCCGTTCCAGTATTATTTCCAGCGCACTATCACCCCGCGACTGTACATCTGGCAGGCTCCACAGGATGTTGGCATTACGCTGTTCTATCATCGGATGAAAATCCAAGAGGATGCCGGCGCATTCACCAATAGTATGGATGCTCCGAACCGTTGGATGGAAGCCATTGCCGCTGGCCTCGCCGCCAAGCTGGCTGTTAAATTCGCGCCTGACCGGCTGGATTTTCTTCAGACGCTGGCTGACGGGGCATATACACGCGCCGCTGCCGAAGATCGCGAAAAAGTTCCTTTGCGGATCACCATTGATCCCGGGAGCTACTAATGCAGTACGCATTCGGACGCGGTAAAAAACGTCGGACACAACCGAAGTTTGACGCACAGAATCCTAAAGGTATCGCCATATGCGATGGGTGCGGATTCCTCGTTCAGCACTCGCATCTCCGCGAAAAGAAAGACTATCGTGGCGGCTCGGTCCCTGTTGGGCTTAGCCTTTACGTTTGCGCTTCTTGCGATGATGTTCCGCAGCCATATTACAGCCGCTTGCTCCTGCGGCCTGATCCCGTGCCGCTGAGAAATCCGCGTCCGGATTACAATCCAAGCTATTTCGTTCTCGATGAGAATGGTATACAGCGGATTGTAACGCAGGACGATCAGCCGATTATTCAGGAGAGCTAAGTGTCTGACATTAAAATCTCTCAGATGGAACCTTGGGTCGGCGCTGTCACTGGAAACGTCGAATTTCCGGCTGTCTTTGCGAACGAAAACTACCGAATCGCCCTTAGCCAGCTGACGCCTTCGACGTTTGGCTTCGGCAATATGGCGCTCCAGAACTCGAACGCTGTCAACATCACTGGCGGCAACGTCGCTGTCACGGCTCTCTCCGGCGCAATCACGGTTGCAAATGGTGGTACAGGTCTGGGAGCGACGCCGACAAACGGGCAGCTGCTCATCGGAAACGGAACCGGCTATACGCTTGCAACACTGACCGCTGGCGTTGGCATCGACATCACGAACACCTCTGGCGGTATTGCTATAAGCGTTGATGGCGGCGGCGTCGGAAGCGTAACATCTGTGGACGTAAGCGGCGGATCGACCGGTATTATCTTCTCTGGCGGCCCAGTAACAACGGCAGGCGTCATTACGATGTCCGGCACTCTAGCTGTGGCAAACGGCGGAACAGGTGGCACGACGGACACCACGGCACGCGCTAACCTCTCTGCTGCCAAGTCTGGGGCCAATAGCGACATCACCTCAATCACCGGCCTGACGACACCCCTGTCAGTCCTTCAGGGCGGCACGGGCGCTAACGAATCGCTAAGCGGTTACATCTTTGGCAACGGAATGAGTCCGTTCACATCGGTTGCAACTATCCCGATGTCTGATCTTACTGGCACGCTTCCAATCAGCAAGGGTGGCACGAACGCAACGACGGTAATTGGTGCGCGTGCGAGCATTCTTCCCTCTTACGTTGGAAATGCAAGCAAAATTCTCGCCGTCAACGCCGGAGCATCTGATGTTCAATGGACAAGCGTCGGCGCGGGCACTGTAATCAGTGTTGATGTCAGCGGCGGCACCACAGGCCTTACGACAACTGGTGGCCCCGTTACTTTTGACGGCACGATTACGCTAGGCGGTATTCTCAATGTCGCCAGTGGCGGAACGAACGGAACTGCCACTCCCACTGCTGGAACTGTTGCATATGGCACAGGAACGGCATACGCATTCACTTCAGCTGGAACTACAGGTCAAGTTCTGCTATCTAATGGCTCATCTGCACCGTCTTGGGGCGGCATCGACGGAGGTACTTTTTAATGTCTCAAAGCGGATTTACACCTATACAACTCTACCGCACTAGCACGGCGGCTGCCGTCCCAACCGCTGGCAACCTTGCTGCGGGTGAGCTTGCCATCAACCTGACCGACGAGGCGTTGTATTTCAAGAACGCAGCGGGTGTGGTCACGCTGCTCGCAGACAGCTCCGGCGCACTGGGTACGGTCACTTCGGTCGCTGTCAGCGGCGGCACAACTGGTCTAACTACATCGGGCGGTCCGATTACGAGCAGCGGAACGATCACGCTTGCAGGTACGCTTGGTGTGGCCAACGGCGGTACTGGGGCAACGACATTCACTGCCAACGGCGTCGTTTACGGCAACACCACATCGGCCCTTCTTGTAACTGCTGCGGGCACCACAGGCCAAGTTCTCGTCGGTAATACCGGTGGCGCTCCTTCGTGGGCCACACTGTCAGGGATTGGCGTAACGTCGTTCAGCGGCGGCACGACGGGTCTTACACCTAACACAGCCACGACTGGCGTAGTCACGCTTGCTGGTACGCTCGGCGTAGCTAATGGTGGTACAGGAACAGCCACTGCATTCACCGCTGGCTCGGTTGTCTTTGCCGGTGCGTCTGGCGTATACACGCAGGACAACGCTAGCCTGTTCTGGGACAATGCCAACGACCGGCTGGGGATTGGTACGAGTTCGCCAGCGGCAAGGCTGGATGTTCAGCTGAGCGGAGGGCGTTTTCAAGTTCTGTCCGCTGTTTCGACCACAGGCATACGTCTGCTATCGGTTAATACGACAAATAGCGCAACCGTCCCAATAGAAATATCAGGAACTGACATTAGGTTCACCAGCTCATTAAACACTGTTGTCGGTATATTTGACGCCAACGGCAACCTTGGGGTTGGTACGAGTTCGCCTAGCCGCCGTTTGACGGTCAGCGCCACGGGTACAGATGCCCGGATGAATATCGTAGACGCTGACACAGCGTTCGCAACGGCAACCGCTCTGACAGAGTATTGGGGTAGCGACGGGCGAGGAGCGTTCAACGGTCTGAATGGCGGGGTGTACAGCATCTTTACGGATGTTGGGTTGCCCATCAACTTCTTGACCGCTGGCGCAGAACGCATGCGCATCGACACCAGCGGCAACGTCGGGGTAAACCAGACGCCGAATGCATCACAGGGCCGGGTGCAGATTAATCAGCCGTTAGGTTCATCCATTAACGGCGCTTTGCGTTTGACAGACAACGCAACCACTTCATTTGTATTTAACAACATTTCAAGTGGGTTGTCCGCACTTTGGTCAAGTGGCGCTCTTGCA